TACAATATCTGAATTGCCAAAGTTGTCTGACACAACAGGAAGCTTGTCTACGTTCTCCCGCTCAACACTGAAACCAACACCCGTACCACACATCAAAATATACATACATTCGTCAAACGCACGGGGGCTATCAACAGGGATGTAGCTACAATTATAGCCGCAGATATTATCACGAGCCAATGCAGACCCTGCAGTCATCATTGCCCTCATAGATGGCATGACATCAAGACTCAAGATACCTTCACGCAACTCGTCGGTTACCTTCTTATCTAGCTTGACGTTGCACTTGCCCTGAATCTGGTTTTCCATGAAACCGACGTATCGATCCACAGTCTCATCCCAGTTTTCACGGCGTTGTTCATCGTCTAGCCAACGTGCATAGCGTGACTTGTGAATGAATTGTTGATATGGTGTTGGTAACATGTTGCTCATGTCTTATTCCTCTTCTAATGTTTCGATCAGTTTGTTGAGATACCACTGGGCTTTTTCAAGGTCTTGGATTCCGTTTTTGTATCTGTATCGCCAGAGGTATTTGATGATGTTTCCTTGCAGGTAGTATTGGAACCCATCGTCTGTCGCCGCCGCGATTGCGTCAACGCATTCGATACCTGCTTGATTGTAGTGTGGCGGACTATTGACAAGATCTATTCCCCCGTATGCTTCTTTACCAGCATTCTCTAGTTGTTCCATGAGCCTCATGTAATCTTCGTGTCTCATCTGCTTTTTCCACTCTTTTTCCATTGATGCAACTAGGTTTCCAGCTAATTTTACCGCCTCATTTTTGTCTCTTGTTCGAAGAGATTTTCGAATGTACTTTGTGCCGTACTGTTCTATCAACTGAGTTGGTACACGTTTATGTAGATGAAATATGCCACGTCTTTTAATTAGATACGGTGTATCATTATCTTTTTTTGATTTCAACGATTATCTCCATCTCCAGACAACTTACCACGTTCCTTGCGGCTTTGCAACTTCTTTAGGTTAGCTTCTGCAATAGTCTGCAAGTCGGTTTCAAGAACCTCTGCCATAGCCGCAACGTACCACAAGACATCTCCTAGTTCGTCACGAAGGTCATTTATCTTGTTTGGTAACTCTTCTACGGTGTATCCGTCACGAACAAACTTCTTGACCTTGTTTGCTATTTCGCCAGCTTCCCCAGCCAAACCTAATGCTGTATAGCTGTAGCCATCTCGTTTAGGGAAGATAGCTGTACGCATAGCCGCCTTTTGATATTCATTTATGTTCATTGCATCTTCCCAAAGTCTACTTTAATTACGTTACCTTCAACTTGTTTGGTTAGCTTGGGATCATCGATCTCAGCTTCTTCCACCATCTCTTGACCAACCAACTTGAATTGAATAGAAGCCACGCCTCTGTCATACACATCGTCAGTTTGAAAGCGGATCAAATCCAAGACACCTTCTTGTATTACCATTGCAGACGTGAAGTCTTCATCTTCTTCGTAGGTATTGTCGGTTGTGTCATAGGCGGACAAGGTAAATTCATTGTCACCTGTTGATCTAAGAATGATGTAGTATCTATCCGGCAAAAGGGACATCACTTCTGCATTCTTGTGCATCTCTTCATCGTCTGTCATTTTTTATACCAATCTGTTGGGATTGAGCCTTCAGCCCATGTAAAATCATATCGTTCACACCATGCAGCATACGTTGTCTTACTGCCTTTGTAAATCTTATTCGACGCCCGAAGAAACACAAAACGAATATCCAACTCTGGGTGTTGCCTCTTTACAAGCAACATCTTAACCCTGTCGTCTTTGGTCAGGTGTCCCTTTGCCTCAACGTATATGTCGCTTTCAGGTAGATAAAAGTCGGGTGTGTAATTACGAGGTTCAGGAATATATTGGAATTTAGATTTTTCGTATTCAAATGGAACTTTATTATCTGTAAGTGTTCTAGCTAAATTAAGTTCAAACTGTGATCTGTACCCTGCTTTTTTCAAAACTCTAGCCCTATCGATTGAAACCTTTTTATCAAGTACCCTGCCAGTTTTGGGGATAGTCTTTCGATGTTGGTAAGTTCTGTTGTTAAAGGGTGCATCGGCACACATACATAAGCCCCGTTAAAAGATTTTCTGCTTATACGTTGTAGTTCTTCTTCTACAGTCTTTATATCCCTAACTTCCGTCTCTGCGTGAAGCGAACCTTCTTTGCTGTAGTTATTTACAAGGGTGAGGGGTAGCCCGTTTTCATGCAGACGCATTTGGGCTACCCGCCGTTCTCCCCCAGATTTGGAAACCGACTCAATGTAGATGTGATGTAAGCTTTTATTCATGTTCATCAGATCTACTTCGTAGTTTTTCACAAACAAGTACGGCATCACAGTTCCTTTTTCTTTAGGGTAGCATACCAGACTTGCGGCGGATTCTTAGCCCGTGATGTAACACGATCATGCAAGACTGCATTAGGCCAACAATGATGTCTATAACCACACAGGTTGCATTCCTTCGGTAGTAGTTTGTTTCCAGTATCTACGACCTCGCCATCCTTCTTGTACGTTTCGGGCACAGTCTTGTACGGCTTGAATGGCTTTACGTCTGGGTTGTTAAGAAACTTGATACGCTCTGCCGCATCCTTTAGGTACGCTTCTTTGTCGTCTTGTGACCAATCGGGAACCTCAACGATAGCGACTTGACCGTTGGATTTGTTTACAACAATCCATCCGCCAAACGGCATACCCGTTGCTTCAGCATACAAGAACCCCTGCATAAGATAGCCAAAGGGATCGTCTTCCTTTAGCTTTTCATATCCACCTAGTCCTGTAAACTTGTAGTTGAATGCCCAATCACTGGCTGACTTGACATCCCACACTTTCTCGACGCCTAGTTCATCACGGATGATAACGTCAAGGGTTCCATTTACAACCTCATCACCAATCTTAACTTGAACAGCACGTTGGTAGTCAACTATGTCTACCCCTGCTTCTTTCATAATTAGCATGATGATAGATTCAGTTAGGTCACCAAACATAAACCTGAACAGGGTGTTGTATTCCATCTCTTCCTTGATGCCCTGCTTATCCAACACCTGCTGGCAAAGCGGACGACCCAAGCCCGACATACGAATACGGTAACCACCCCGTTCAGTTGTAAGTTGTTTAACTACAGAATCACTGCATTCTTTTTGAAAAGCAGAAAGAGTCTCAGGGGAGACGGTAGTTTCCCCCCTGAGAGCCTTAGTCATGTAGTCTTGTATTTTAAGCAGCGTTAGCATCGTCGAAGTCCGCCGCCAGATCAATGTCATCATCATCAGCAATCAGCTTTACAGCTTCACGATGCTGATTCATAACGTTCTCATTGTGGCCTTTTACAGTCTCTGCAAACATGCCCATGAGTTCCTTATCCTGATCTGTGATATCGACTTCCTTCTCCAATGCTGGCACAGGAGTCCAGAAAGTTACGCTACCATTTTTATGGCGGTGGGTAGTGAGGGAGATTTCACACTTCTGCATAAGCTTCTTCTGCTTAGACAAACCGCCAATAAAATCATTGATGGGTTTGAAACCGGAACGCTTGAAGTAAGCGACTACTGCTTGGTCTTCAATCTTTACGGCTGTACCGTCTGCTGTTTTAAACTCACCAGATATCTTTCCGTAAAGAACCTGATTACAAACAACGGCACGAGAGTTTAGGTAGGCAATGTCGTCTTTTGGTAGACGATCTTCTTCTTCGCGGGTCAAGCGACCACACTTATTGCCACCAGTTGTGTCTGGAAACATACCAGATAGGGTTGGTTTCTGTACCGACTTAGATGAGAAGGTGCCGCTTTCCTGATCCCATACACTGTACTCAAAGGTACGAAGAATGGGGCGGAACGATACCTTATCGGCATAAATAAACCGACCATCTAGGTACATCTTCCAAGCACCACGAGGCAGGGTCTGACCATCTTCAGTCTCTGCATCATAGTTGATGTTTAGGCGAGGCAAACCGACCTGACGGTTGGTATTACCGCCCTGACCACTTGCTTCCATTAAAGCTTCAGCATCATCGTTATTAAATGCTGAAACGATTGCGTCCATATCGTCAATATTCATTACGTCTGTCCCTGTATCCATGATAGATCATGCTCCTTTTTCTAGGGTTGTAGATAGATATTACAGTTCTACTTCTTCTGAGTCAAGCCAATTTTTGCCTATTTTTAATTCTATTCCGACAGGCATATCGTACTCGACACCATACCGATTGACTGTTTCTTCAGGTAAACTCTGCATAGCATAGGCTAATAGATTGATGCAAGCCTCTTTTTCATCTGGGTGAACATCAAGCACAATAGAATCGTGCACGGTGTTGCAGATTACAGAATTTAATTTTCTTGATCGCATCATTTTATCTAGGCGAACCAGAGCGGCTGGCAACAAGTCGGCTGTTGCAAACCCCTGCACCGGATAGTTACAAATAGCCGTACGGTTTGTGGCTGTACCCCACTCAGTCCAACGTGCAGACGGGAATGCGTACTGTCTGCCGCTAGGTAACGTGATTACTTTTTTGCGTACCGCTTCTTTCTGCAGTTCCTTGTGCCACTCAGTAACGCCCTCATACTTTTCCTTAAACGCACGGTAATAGCGTTGCTGGTTTTCTGTACCACTGACACCACCATACAAAGGCTTAAACGTGTGCGCCTTTGCTTCTTGACGTGTGCATCCGATAACGCTTGCAGTATAGCTGTGAACATCTGTACCATCCTTCACATCGATGTAGGCTTGTGCATCCTTAGACAAGAAACCCGCTACCCTGAATTCTAGTTGCGAGTAATCCCCTTCAAGTATAAAGCCACCCTCGAAGCGGCTCTCGACAACCTTCCGTATAGCGAAGGTACTTCCACGCGGCATATTCTGAAAGTTAGGATTCCTAGACGAAAGACGACCCGTTGCCGTAATACATTGCATGAATTCAGGATGGATGAAATTATTCGCGTCAACATTGTTTTTCATTCCTTCTACAAAGGTTGACAGGTAAGTACGCAAAGCACTGTATCGCACATAGGCTACAACGAATTCGTGAGCATCACCCGACAAGTCGGTTTGTCGGTTTTCTAGGGTAACCTTATCGGTCTTAAAACCTGCCGCCGCCGTGTCCATCGGATCACGAGGTATCAGCTTGAATCCGGCTACCTCTCGTGTAGGTATGTAAAGTACGCCAGCCCCACCACACTTCTTACAGACACGCACGGCCTTTCCTATTGTGCCATCTTTCTTGCGTGGATGAAACCGACCCTCACCCCTACACTCATCACACTGTTGTCCCCGTGTCTTGTACACAACCTCAGTCATGTTCTTTACGGCAGACTTGAACTCACCACGCTTCATCCGTGTACGCATCTTGGGCTTCATCGTGTTGCCGCGCATCTCGTGTCCCAAGTTAAAGATGCGTGACCACGTCTTCTTGTCTTTAACACGCCGTGAATAGAGCAACACGCTTCTGTCATCGGGGCTAGATAGGTTGACAGGGGTATCCCCCATAGCGTCCCGTGCGAGGCGTTCTAGGCGAACCTCAAGTTCGTCCATTTCCTGTTGGTATTCCTGTCGGATATCTTCTAAAGTATCTAAATTAATCTTCAGGCCGTTCCGCTCCATACGAGCCAGAACGTCTGTCATCTCAAGCGACAGTCTCAAGGTTGGTAATAAAGTCCGATGCATTGTATAG